CGAAGCCGCCCTGATCGGCGGCCTGATCTCAACTTATTTCTTTCAGCCTGCCGTGTCCGCATCCTTGAAGGACGCTTATAGCCGTGTTTTGGAGCATCTGCATCAAAACGCCCTCACTTCTTCTGACCTTCAGCAGATCCGAAAGGCTGTGAATTTTCTGATGCCCATGTGCCAATCCAACCGGCAGACCCAGCGGGAGCTTATGGGTGTCACCGCAAGGACAACGGCGCTGCTGAATGGCTCACGGTAATCGTAGATAACGCAACAGGCACGACGCTTGGTCGTGCCTGTTGCAGTATCTTTTATTGCACAAGGTTCACGATATACGATCTGCCGATTTTTAGCCAATTTGGCTTGTGAGCTTGTATCTTACATGTTATACTTATAATGTAGTTTTTTGTCTGTGAATAATCTCTCAGCAGATTTGATTCTCAGATGACGTAATCGCACCCAATATAAATTAACTAAAAATAAGAGAGGAAACTTAGGAGGCGCAAAAATGATTATTTTTAACCTTTCTGAGGAAGACATGGCATACGCCGAACAACTCCAATCCTATGCGGAGATGTCAGCTATCATTAAAGCTCCCAAGTCTTTCAGCAGTGAAGAACTAAACCTATTGCAAATCGGTGCTACCATTGCTGCACCTGCAATTGCAGCAGTTGCCAGTATTTTGGTCGAAATGTGGAAGTCCCGCAAGGGATACTCTATAACCATTGGCCCCGAAACATTTTCCTGCAGCGGTTTCAGCAAAGAAGAAACCATGGAACTCATTGAAAAGTATGGACCTCGGCCCTTAAAATCGGAACAGAGCGAAGAGGAACAATTAGAAAGCGCACTTATTGCTTTCATGCGAAAAGATGCTGTGGCATCAATGAAAAACGATGAAGAATAGTCAAGATGAATTTATACGCGGATTTCTGGCTGCTACTCGTTTAGATGCGTTGGGGACATATATATCCGAGCAGTCCGTACAACTTAAAAAAATGCTCTTTGATGAGATTCTGAATAGTGTGCTCACGAATATCAATATAGCCCTCCCTCTACGGCTCTATTTGTGCGACACCTACGATTTATTTAGCCGAGTATTTCCTGTCCAGATGAAGGGGCAAGGAGCGGTGTTCTATTTGCTTTTTGATCAGCACATGGAAATCATCAACCGCATATTTAATGCAATTTATCTGTCTGAGGACGATTCTGGACACGACGTATGGCGCCTTGCTTATGAGTTGTTTATGGAATCTTCTATGGTAGGAAGAAATGGTTTGCATTCTTCTTACTTTGGAATGAACAAACTTGCGCTGGGTGACTATACGAGCAAGAAAGAATGGTTTAGCGAAGAAAATAATTTCTTTTCCTTTGTGCAGTCGGCTTTTATCATGGGGCACGAAATCGGTCATTGGATATGTGACGTGGACAAGGATGAGCGCAAAGCCGTTAATCTGAATCTGAAAGACAAGTTAAGCTATACAATCCAAAATATTAGCGATATGGTTTATGACATCTTCAGGCAATATCAGACTCAGTTTGCAGGCAAAGATTACTTTGAATTGATTCAAGAAGCATCAGCATCCATTAACGACAAAATCATAGAGGAATGTGCCGCAGATGCGATTGCCATTTCGGCGGTGCTGCAATATATTGAAAGCTTTGACGATGAGGATCTCGCCCAAATGGGATTTGGCAACAGAGATCTCCAATCCGCGGCATTGGAAGCAATGTTAATTTTATTTATGAATCTACAGATCTTGGCCATGCAGAAAATGACTGTGTCGCCGGAGTCTTTTGAGATTCAATCATCGATCCGTCTGGCCTTTTTTAGAAATTATATTTATATCCATTATGAAGATATGGGGTCAGAGTTCAATCGTCTGTTAGAAAACACTGCACTAAGATATGAGGAACGAATCACAAATTTGATTCTGGAATCCTTTTCGGAACTCGAGGAACGGGCAACAAATTTAGACAATAAGCTAACTGGTTGGAACACGGCAATTGATACGAGAATGCTTATGGAGTTGTAAGGTCAGCCCAAAACATCGAAACATGAGAAGTATTCAACTCTAATCACCTGACAGAGCAAAGAAAAACGCAGTCGCTATGACCACGTTTTCCTTTGTCCTGTTTTATAATACCCGCACCATCTGCTCGTAAAGCAGAACGTACTTTTCGTCGATGATCTGGTTGTCGTGGTAGTGTCCGAACAGCCAGTAGTGGAATCGGCTGCGGCGTCGGATTTCTTCCAGAAAGTCCGTCAGCTTGTCTGGCTTGAAATCGGCGTTGATTTTCTGCTGAATTGCTGTCGGTGCGCAGTGCGTGATGATGTAGTCAGCCTTCCAGTCCAGCAGTTCCATCGTCCGCCGGGCTTCGGCATATTCCTCGTCGGACGGCAATTCTTCCTGCCACCATGAAATGTGGTTAATGCGGAACTGTCCGCGATTGCGGCGCAGGGAATCATACCGCTCGTAAAAATCCGGGCAATCCATGTCCAGAATGCCATCCGCAATGTCGTGGCTCTGTGCACCGCCCATCGTGAAGAACGTGCGCCCTTGCAGCTCGAATACCTGTCCGCGCATCAGGTGGATGACGTGCGGGCGGATTTTATGCACGTTTCCGCCGTGCCATTGCTCCACGGGATATTCGTCCAGAGCATCAAAGTTTTCATGGTTTCCATCCACGAACAGAATCGTAAACGGCAGGGCTTCCAGCCGGTCGAGCTGCGGATCGTCGCTCTTGTCGCCGCGCCAGACGCATCCGAAGTCACCGCAGACGATCATGTAGTCGTCTTTTGTCATTTCGGATTGCTCCGGAAAATACTGCGGCAGGAACCGGAGGCTGTTTCCGTGAAGATCGCCGGTTGCATAAATCATTTTCATCGCTCCAATCGCTGTTTGATTTCTGCGCCGCCCCTGATCCGCACCAGCACCTCGTCAGCGGACAGGACTGTCACGCGCTCCACGATCTGTCGGACGGCGTTTTCATTCCATTCTGTGATCGTGGACACGGTGTTTTCTATAGCTTCTTCTGCCTGCTTCATTTTGGCACAGACGCGGTCAGCATCCATGCTGCTTTGCAGGATTTCTTCCTTCTGCTTCTTGAGCGTGGTCTGCTCGGACAGGATTTCTGCGAATTGCGCATTGCAGGCTTCCTTATCTTCGGCGTCGATGGCTTCCGCCAACAGACGCTGAAATTGTTCATCGAGCTGTTCGAGATGACGCTCGATGTCGGCAAGGCTCATGGACTGCCCCTGCACCGGCAGAAGCTCTACGGAAACTGCGTTCTTGATAAGGTCGAGCAGGGCCGGTTTGTTGCTCATGGCGGAGTTGACGGCTGCCAGAATCGCCGTTTGCAGCGGTTCTTCCTTGATCGTCGGGGAATCGTGGCAGTATTTTGTGCCGTAGTTCAGGCGGCTGGTGCAGCGCCAGACAGGATATTTTCGTCCGAGCGAGGTCCATGTGCATCGGCGGTAGAGTGTTCCGCATTCGCCGCACACGAGCCTGTCCGATAAGGCATATTTGCTTGTATAGCAAGAGCGTCCTGTCACAGCCGTTTTGGATGGGCTGCGCAGGGCGCTCCGACGGGCCATTTCTGCTTTTACTGCATTGTACTGCTCCCGGCTGACAATGCCCTCATGATGGTCTGGCATATAGTATTGGGCCATCTGACCGACGTTTTTGATGACCTTCTTACTGATCACATCTGCCCGGAATGTTTTCTGAAGCAGCACGTCGCCGCAGTATTTTTCGTTTGTCAGGATGCCCTTGATGGACGTCGTTGTCCATTTGGATTCCCCGAGAACCGTTTTGATCTGATTTTCCTCCAGCCAGTCTTGCAAATTGCGCAGGCTGGCGCCACTCTCATATCGCTTGTAGAGTTCGCGCACGATCTCTGCCTGTTCTGGTATGACGCGGAATTTGCCATCTGCATCTTTTTCATATCCGTAAAGCCGGTAACAGGGAACCTTAAGCGTTCCAACCTTCGCGTGCATCTGCCGGCCGCGGCGGATGTTGCCAGAGATGGATTCGCTTTCAGACTGTGCCATCGCGCCGTACATCGTAATCATGAATTCACTGTCGGGCGGCAGCGAGTTGATATTTTCTTTCTCGAAGAGGACGCCGATACCGAGCTGTCGGAGGATTCTCGTGTAGTTGATGCAGTCAAGTGTATTGCGGGCAAACCGCTGGATGGACTTTGTGAGGATGAGGTCGATCTTTTTCTGTTTGCATTGGCGGATCATGCGCAGGAATTCTGTGCGCTTTTTCGTGGACGTGCCTGTAATGCCTTCGTCCGCAAAGATGCCAGCCATTGTCCATTCCTTGTTGGACATAATTTTGTCGGTGTAGTATTCGCACTGGGCTTCGTAGCTGCTTGCTTGTTCTTCCTCTTTCGTCGAGACACGGCAATATGCCGCCACGCGAAGCTGTTTTGTGACCGCAGCGGTCTGCTGCAATTCCGGCTTGGGTGGGATTATAATGACGCGCGGCTTTTCATCTGTCATACCAAATCGTCCTTTCCAATGATCTGTCCGTTTTTAAGTTGCAACCGCACCGCCTGGCGCGTCACCAGCACGGCGGTTACAGCGCTTTGCAGCAGCTCCGCGTTGAGTTCTGCCGTGCATTCAAACGCCGCGAACAGTCGCCGCAGGCGCTCGGTTTCGTATTCTTCGTTGCCAATAGCGTCGTATTGCTCCTGTGCCAGCTTGCAAATCAGGCTTCTGGCAGCGTCCTCGTCGAGCGGCTGGGTGTTCAGAACGTCATCGAGTTCGACTTGTGTATTCGTATGTGTCGGTGCGGGTGTTTTCCCTGGCTGCGTGATGCGCTCCGGCTGTTCTGCCAGTCTGCTAAGCAGGTGCGTGACCTGCTGCTCGATTTCCGGTGTAGGTGGCTTGGAACAGACACTCTTGAGTGCTTTCTGTGCGAGGGTTCGCTCCGGCAGGCGCTGCTTGGTTTGCCGCTTTTCAGCGGCTGCCTCGAATAAATTTATGTCAACTAATTTAGGATAATTGTCTGCACCGGTGTACTTGGCATTCTCCAAGATCCGGGCAACCATGTTCTTGTTCCAACTCTTGCCCTCGTCATAGGTGGGGCCGGTCTTGCTCATCTGCTCTGCGATCTCTTTGAGCGAAGCGCCGAGCGTGTATTGCAGGAAGATGTCCTGCACGGCTTTGGCTTCCGGCTCGTTCCGGACGATCTCACCCATGCGCATCTGGTAGCCAAATGGCAGCTTCCGATTTCCCATCAGCGTCTTGTCCTTTCAATCTGTTCTGTCAGTTCCAGACCGTTTTTCAAGCGGAACCGCAGGCGCTCGTTGCTGTCTACGATGATTTTTTCCACAAGCGCATCGAACAGCTCCGCATCAAAGCTGTCGAGGAAATCCGGCCCGTCCTCCAGCGCGTCCATGAGATCGCGGGTGCGATCCGCCAAATCGTCGCTGTCGGTGTCGAGAAGCCTTGCCTTTTCCTGTTTCAGCCTGCGGAGCTGTTCGCTGAGTTTGTTGTTGGATGAGATAAAAGTATCAGGATCGACGCCGCCCGCCTGTTGGAGCTGGGTGAGGAATTGAACCTGACTGAGTGTGTCGGATATTTTCTTGTTGATGGAGATCACGTCCTCGCTCCAAAGCATCCGGCTGTAGCGGATCTTCTGGAGGTTTGAGAGCATCTGCGTGAAGATGGGGCTGCCGTGGTGTTTGAGTTTGTAGTACAGACGGCAGAATGCTTCTTGCATAACTGTTTCTGGTATCTGGCTGTTCGGGCAGCTGTTTCGATCTATATCATGCTGCCTGCATGACCAATATGTGCAGCCTCTATTTTGGCGAAGTCGAAACATGGAACTACAGCATCCACAAAGAACCTTTTTCCGAAATGCTGACGGAGCATAATAATCTTCTGGATGTTTTTCGCCTGCCCGTTGCATTCGCAATTCTGCAACTGCGTGCCAAACGCTCTTTTCTACAATTGCCTGATGCGTATTTTCTACATAGTATTGTTCTTTTTCGCCCTTGTTCTTGCGCTGCTTATATGGGAAAGTGTCCCCCGAGTAGGTTTTCTGCCAAAGAGAATCCCCAATGTACTTCTCATTGGCGAGAATGTAGGAAATAGCTTTTCGCGTCCATCGGTGCTGCTTTTCATTTTCTCTGAACGGAATATTGGCAACATTCAGTTGATCTCGAATGAACTCCATGCTGATCCCCGCTAAATATTTTTCATAGATCATGCGGACAATGATTGCCTCTGATTCAACAATGCATAACCGACGATCAACCAGCCGATAGCCATATGGCTCTTTGCAGGTAACAAACGTTTTATCCTGAATCCGTTTCTGTACGCCCCATTTGACGTTCCCAGATATGGACTCGCTCTGCTTCTGTGCCAGCGATGCCATGATTGCCGTGACCATCTCACTGGATACCTCACTGGTGTCAATACCCTGTTCCTCGAACTGAACACTGACACCGAGTTCTTTGAGTTCTCGGACAGCCGCAAGGCAATCCTTTGTATTTCTGGCAAATCGGGAAATGGACTTGACCAGAATCCGGTCGATTTTTCCTTTGCAGCAATCCTTTATCATGCGCTGAAAATCTTCGCGCTTTTCAACCGACGTGCCGGTAATGCCCTCATCGGCATAGATATCGACCATTTCCCAATCCGGATTGCTGGAGATGAGTTCGGAATAATATTGATTCTGGACGCGGTAGGAATTGAGCTGATCCTCGCTGGCGGAACTGACGCGAGCATACGCTGCGACGCGCAGCTTTCGCGCTACGATCTCGTCGTGCGCTGGGATCACAATGACGCGCGGTTGTTCTAAGGCCAGGTTTCCGTTGGTTTGCTTTTTCGCCATATTCTCACCTCTCTCTGTAGCAACACACACTACCACACCGGTGGCGCAATAGCTATGACCAAAACGGAGAAAAATCAAGCGTAAAGTGTGAAATTTGCACCAAGCTCGACCGCGATCCGCCGCGCGATCTTCTTGATGTCATTCTCAGAGAAACCAACCGTCCGGAGTGCCTTCAAGAGCTGGCAGATGCCTAAAAAATCAATGTTTGGATTCATAAGATTCTCCTTTAGCCACGGGGCGGCTCTGCAAACCGCAGAGCCGCCCCTGCTTTTGAAATTTTGATGCTTGCTCCTGTTCGACGCTTCTTCCCGGAGCCAAGGCAGCTACTGAACGGCAGCTGGCGCTGCTCACGGGTCTG